GATGAAAGATGTCAGTGAAATGCAAGGCATTGATGGCTGGGTTGCAAGTAAAATTACTAAAGCAAGTGATTATCTTGGTAGTGTAAAGCACTACATGGAAGGTCAAGCAATGCAAGACGTAGAACTAGCAGTTGTTCCTGTTGCTGGTGATATGACAGACGCTATGACAATGGACGATATTGAAGTTGCAGAAGGACGCATGAGCATGAGACAACTTGCCAGCATGGATAAAGATGCTGCTCGCAAAATTGAAGCAATGGTTGGCGATGAAAGTAAGTATGCTGATATGGGCGACTACCAAGAAGCATTGTATAACGCTGCAAGAAAACTGGGTTTGGTTAGCGAAAATATTGAAGAAGCAGTGATCTCAGAAGATCGTGAAGTAATGGTTAAAGCAACAAACATTGAATATGATGGACCAGCACTTGATAAACTTCCAACAGATAAAAATGTAAAAGTAATGGTGCCTGCTGGTGCGGACGATGAAGACGTTTATGAAATGGTTGCAGAGAAAATAGAAGATCAACATGGTGTCAAAGTAAGTGGCTTTGATATGGCATTCATGGAGCAAGATGCAATTGAAGAAGAAGATGTTATCGGTGATATTATTGCAAGTCTAAGCAAGACCAAAGAAAGAATGCCAATGCCAAAAAGTAAACCAGCAGTTCCAATGCAATCAAAACAGAAAATGGCAAACAAAATGGCACTTCCTAAATCAAAGCCTGATATGAGTATGGGCCAGGATAAAACAACAGGCGATCCAGGTGGTATCCTAAGACAAAGTAAATTCAGTGAATGGAGCAAAAAATAATGTCTGACTTTTTTAAACTAGTACAGAAACTAAACGACATCGAAGAGAACAAAGAAACTTCAGTTGTTACAGAAAGTGCTCCAAGTACAAAGCCAGTAGAGGTTGCTGAAACAGCAAGCCTACTTAACAAGTTCAATGCTATTAGTGCAGAGAATCCTTACACACCAGTTGTAGCAGAAGCACAAGAGGCGGAAGTTGAAGAAACTGATGACATGGCAACACGCTATCGTAACTTTATGAAAAGTGAAGTTGAAGCTGGCAGCGATCTTAGATCAGTTGCTACAACAGTTGCAGAGACAAACATTGGTGCAGCAAAACTTGATCGCATGTTTGCTAGTACATACAAAGTAATGGAACAACTTGTTGACATTACAGCAGAAGGTGGACAACTTAGCGGTGGAGTAATTGCTGAGGGCGGTGATGAAAGTTACTTGAATCAAGCACATGAAAAGATTGCTGAAGCATTCCAAGCTCTTAAAGATGCACACATGTATGCAGTAAAGCAGGCTGAGGAAGACTAATGCGTTTCCGTCAGTTCTCAGAAAACTCTGCAATGGATGACACAGTAGAGATTATGAAAAAATCTTTCAGTCCTGAGCGTAAAGCAGTGCAAGCAGAAGTGCTTGAACTTGTTCGTGCTGTGCAGATGGGCAAGAGCGATAAGATGGAACTTGCTATGAAAATTACTGCACTTGCTAAAAGTGAACTAGAAGCAAAGCGCAGTGATCCAGATCTTAAAATTAGTGTAGATCAAAACATGGGTATGTTAGATCGTGCAATGAAAGTAGTGACTGGCATGAGCGAAGGCATTACTGAAGAAGAACTTGAAGAATACAAAAGTATTGCAAGTCTGCGCAACAGGTCAAGTTTGGATGCAATGGCTAGATTGCAGGACAGAAATAAACCAAAAGAGCCTAAAGTAATTGAAATTCCAAAGGGCACACAATTAGATTTGTTTAAAAAAGCCAGTGAAGACATTGAAGAAGGAGCTCGTGAAATAGATCCTAAAAAGATGCAAACATACATGGACTTTAAGAAAGAAAAAGACATAGATGGTAGTAGTGTGCGCATGGCTGTGGATAATCCAGATCATCCTGAAACAAAACGCATGATGACAAATGATGACTTTGCTAAAGCAGTAGATATGTACAAGAGTGCAGTAAAAGAAAGTGTTGAAGAATCACTTACAGAAGAACAGTTTGATGAAAAAGCAGGTGAAAAAGATGCTTGTTATCGCAAAGTAAAATCACGCTACAAAGTATGGCCCAGTGCATATGCTAGTGGCGCACTAGTAAAATGTCGCAAGGTTGGTGCAGCCAACTGGGGCAACAGCAAGAAGAAATAATGCGTTTAGTAGAACTACATGAGGACTTGCGTTCATGGTTCGGTAAAGGCAAAGGCGGCGGTGCCGGTGGTGGCGGCTGGGATGCTTATGATAGTAGTGGTAACCGCATTGGCAAGTGTGGCGATACAAAAGGTAAAGCAAAACCCAAGTGTTTGAGTAAGAGTGCTGCAGCAAAACTGCGCAACGCAGACAAGAATAAAGATGGCAAAAAGGACGGCAAGGCAGGTATTGCTCGTGCAGTAAAGCGCAAGAGAGCAAAAGATCCAAATAAGAATCGCAGGGGCAAAGCAAAGAACGTGAGTAACTAATGAGAGCAAACGAGTTTATTACAGAGCAGCCAGTAAATACAACTAACGCACAGGGTGTGCAAACTACTGTGGACAAAGCAGCAAACAGAGTTACTACAAAAGATGCAGGTGGTACAGTAGTAAAAGATCGCTCTGGCAATATGCGCAGTATAACAACTCCTAACATTGGCGGCTTTCAAGCAAAACAAACATTTAGACCAGATGCTACTCCAGGATATGGACAAGCAACTAGCAAGTCAGGCGGCGTTACGCTTGATGTGAAGGGAAGCCCAGAGACTGGTTATACTCAAACAGCCAAGATGGGCCTTGGCGGGGTAAACGTGCAAGCCAAACAACGCTATAGTGGACAGAAAGAATTTGGTGCAAGTGCAACTTTGGCAAACAATAAAAAAATTAGTGCAACATCAACTATATCAAAGCCTGGTGCTAAACCTGTTACTAAAATGTCAATAAGTGAGTTTGAGGATGTACAAGCAGCAATCCGTGAGCATGTTGCTAAACGTGTTCCATTTACAGAGTGTATGTTCCGTCCAGGCAGTACTGCATTTACAGAGTTTTATCGTCAAGTGCGCGAGTGTGCAGACAAACTAAACTTGGATTGGGAAGATCAAGAACTGATTGCTACAGACATTGGTGAATGTATCATGGTAGAAGGTGAAATTGTAGCACTTGATGTACCTATGATTGAAGAAGAAGAACTTGATGAAGCAGAGTATCAAGGACGCAAAGTAAAACTTAACAGTCCAAAGCGTGGCGGACCTAAAAAGTTTTATGTATACACGAAGAATAAAAAAGGCAACGTGATCAAAGTATCATGGGGCGACACAACTGGACTTAGTGTAAAAGCAAAAAACAGAGGTGCAGTTAAAAGTTTTGTTGCACGCCATAAATGTAAACAGAAAAATGACAAAACAAAAGCAGGTTATTGGGCGTGTCGTACACCACGTTACAAGGCCCTAGGAGTTAAAGGCGGACAATGGTGGTAAAACCTTACGAGGAAACCCAAGTCGCACCTAACATCAAGCATAGAACATTTAGAGAAGACGCAGACAACAGTGACCTTTGCTGGCACCGTGATGCTGAGGATCGTACAGTTCGTGTGTTAGAAGGTGCAGGATGGAGTCTACAGTTAGACAACCGTTTGCCCATGGCACTAGTTCCTGGCAGAGAATATTTCATTCCTGAAGCAGTTTATCACAGACTTATTAAAGGATCTAGTGATTTAACTGTTGAAATTACACAACATATCTAGTATAATACATTTATGAAACAGGTATTACCTTTTTTAGAAACAATGATAACACAATCATGTCAACTAAGTTGCACGGGTTGTACAAACTATAGTGACTTAAGGCACAGTGGATATGTAAAATGGCAATACGGTAAACGTGATCTAGAACAGTGGCTTGAACGCTTGGATATACCGGACTTTGGTATTATGGGCGGTGAACCGTTAATAAATCCAGAAGTTAAACAATGGCTAATTGGTGTACGAGAACTTTTGCCAAATAGTCAGATACGCTTCACAACAAATGGATTACTATTAGAAAAGCATTGGGACATTATTGAACTAATGCATGACCTGGGAAATGTAAGTTTTAAAATAACTGCACACACTCCCGAGTTGCTAGAACATACAATCAATAAAATAATGAAGATGTTTGAATGGCGACCTGTGCATGAATATGGTATTGATAGATTAATAACTACTAACCAATTTAGGTTACATGTTAAGACACCACTGAGTTTTCTAAAAACATTTCGCAATGACTACGCAGATATGATGCCTTGTTATAGCGATCACAAGCAAGCATTTAATAGTTGTATACAGCAGACATGTCCTTTACTATACAAAGGAAAGATATACAAGTGCAGTACCAGTGGCTTACTAAGCGATACACTGGCAAAGTTTGGTAATCCAAATATAGAGTATTGGCGGCAGTTTATACCCAAGGGAATATCTCCCACTAGTAACAGCGATGAAATACAAGAGTTTATAGCAAACTTTGGGAAACCTAACAACATATGTGCGCAATGTCCAACACACTTGGATAAAGAACAAATAATAAATCATCTTGACACAGTTGCATTTAAATAGTATAATAATTTATAATCAATAAGGAGTACTCACATGAGTGACAGAGTTTTCGGGCCTGAAGAAAAGGCAAAACTAACACAACTAGTAAACGAAGGCATTACAGTAATGCAGGAAGTCGATGACCTTAATGATGGTCTCAACGATACAATCAAAGCAATTGCAGAAGAAATGCAGATTAAACCAAGTGTATTGAAAAAAGCATTGCGCACAGCATACAAAGCAGACTTTGACAAGCACAGTGACGAATACAGCGAACTTGAGAACATCCTGGCTACTGTAGGCAAAATCTAAGTGCAAAAAGTAAAACAATTTTGGATTAACAGTTACACCAGTGACAAGACTGCGTTTTGCTTTGAGTTAATTAGTTTTATCTTTACAGTGGGCGCAAGTATGTTGTTGGCAGTAAATGCTGACAATCCAAATATGTTAATTGTATATCCAGGATTTTTTATAGGCAGTCTTACACAACTGTATGCAAGTTGGCGCAGAGGAGCAGCATGGATTATGTTGCTTACCTTCTATTTTGCATGCATTAATGTGTTTGGATATGGAGTAGCGGCACTATGGTGGTAGATTACTATACAATGCACTGGAGCGACCTAGTTGGACTAACAGGCATGCTATTACTAGTGTTTACTTTTTTTCTACTGCAAACAGATCGTATAGATCCAAAAGGATTTAACTACAGTTTTTTTAATCTTTTAGTTGCTATATTCCTAGGAATTAACTTGTACTATAAGCCAGTTCTTGCTAATATAGTACTAGAAGTATTTTGGGCTTCAATGAGTTGTTGGGGTATATACAAATGGCACAAGGCAAATAAATGAGTTATGTAGACGCTTATTTTGATAGGGAACGTGATCGTATCCATGTAGTGGAACGTGTAGATGGCAAACGTGAATACAAAGAGTATAGTGCCAACTATGTGTTTTATTATGATGATCAACGTGGCAAATACAAAACTATCTTTGATACGCCTGTAAGTCGATTTGCAACACGCAATCGCAAAGAGTTTCAGCGTGAACTAAAAATACAAGGAGACAAAGGCACATACGAGAGTGACATCAATCCAGTGTTCCGTTGTTTGGAAGAGAACTATCTAGGAGCAGAAGCACCTAAACTACAGACAGCGTTCTTTGATATTGAAGTAGATTTTCACAAAGAAAAAGGCTACAGTAGTCCTGACGATCCTTTTAATCCAATTACAGCAATTAGTATATACTTGGACTGGACAGATACACTTGTAACACTTGCTATCCCGCCCAGTGGTATGACAATGGATACTGCTAAAGACTTGTGCAAGCGTTTTGACAACACATATCTGTTTACAAGTGAGGCAGAGATGCTGGAAGTATTCCTGGACTTGTTAGATGATGCAGATATTATAAGTGGCTGGAACAGTGAAGGATATGATATACCCTATACAATTAATCGTATTACCCGTGTGCTTAGTAAAGATGACAACCGCAAGTGGTGCTTGTTTGGACAACAGCCCAAAAAGCGCACATTTGAACGCTTTGGTAAAGAAAGCAATACATTTGATCTAGTAGGGCGTGTACACTTGGACTACATGCAACTGTATCGCAAATACACATATGAAGAACGTCACAGTTACACACTGGATGCTATTGGTGAACATGAACTTGATGAACGCAAGGTTGCATATGAAGGCACACTGGATCAGTTATACAATCAAGACTTTGAAAAGTTTATTGACTATAACAGGCAAGATACTGCACTGCTAAACAAACTGGATAAGAAACTACGTTTTATTGATCTAAGTAACATTCTTGCACATGAGAATACTGTGCTACTAATGACTACCATGGGTGCTGTTGCACTAACAGAGCAAGCAATTATCAATGACGCACATAGTCGTGGTATGGTTGTTCCCAATCGCAAAAGCAGAGACGATGGCCCAAAGATAGTAGCAGCAGGTGCATATGTTGCGTATCCTAAAAAAGGATTGCATGATTGGATTGGTGCTATTGATATTAACAGTTTGTATCCAAGTGTAATTCGCGCACTTAACATGGGTCCAGAAACTGTGGTAGGACAACTTCGTCAAACAATGACTGAACACATGTTGCGTGAAAAGACTGCAAGTGGTACAAGTTTTGCACAGGCTTGGGAAAATGAGTTTGGAAGTAGAGAGTATCGCGCAGTAATGAACATGGAGCGTGGTACTGAAATTACTATTGACTGGGAGAACGGTGACGAGGATACGCTAAGTGCGTATGATGTTTGGCGGCTAATGTTTGATAGTAATCAGCCCTGGACACTGAGTGCTAATGGCACTATCTTTACATATGAACGCAAGGGAGTTATTCCTGCACTGCTTGAACGTTGGTATGCAGAACGCAAAGTTATGCAGAAAGAACTAAAGAAAGCCAAGGATGAAGGCGGTGATGTTGAGTATTGGGACAAGCGACAGTTGGTTAAAAAGATTAACTTGAACAGTTTGTATGGTGCTATTCTAAATCCTGGCTGTAGATTCTATGACTTCCGTATAGGACAAAGCACAACACTTACAGGACGTTGTATTACAAAACGCATGGCTGAAACTGTAAATGGATTACTAACGGGTAAAGAAGAATACACAGGCGATGCTATTGTGTATGGCGATACTGATAGTGTGTACTTCAGTGCATGGCCCATGATGCGAGAGGACGTTGAGGCAGGGCGGCAAGAGTGGACAAAAGAGATTGTTGCACAACTATATGATGGCATTGCAGATCAAGTCAATGAGGAGTTTCCTGTGTTTATGGAACGTGCTTTTCATTGTCCGCGTGAGAATGGTGAGATTATTCGAGGCGGTAGAGAGATTGTTGCAACCAAAGGACTGTACATTACTAAGAAGCGTTATGCAGCACTGATCTATGACCTAGAAGGTTTCCGTTTGGATACAGATGGCAAGCCCGGCAAAGTAAAAGCAATGGGCTTGGATTTGAAGCGCAGTGATACGCCAAAAGTTATGCAGGATTTCCTTAGTGAACTACTACTGGATGTGCTTACTGGTTGTCAGCGCGAAGAAATTATTGAAAAAGTAAAAGAGTTTAAGAATACATTCCACGAGCGTCCAGGTTGGGAAAAAGGCACACCCAAGCGTGTTAACAACTTGACCAAGTACAGTGCTGAAGAAAAGCGACTGGGCAAAGCAAACATGCCAGGGCACGTTAGAGCAGCAATGAACTGGAACAACATGCGTAAGATGAATGGCGACAAGTACAGCCAAGAGATTATGGATGGTGCTAAAACTATTGTGTGCAAACTTAAAAGCAATCCACTGGGATATACAAGTATAGGTTACCCAACGGATGAGACTCATTTGCCACAGTGGTTCAAGGAACTGCCCTTTGATAATGGACTAATGGAAGCAACTATTGTAGATCAAAAGATTGACAACTTATTAAGTGTACTAGACTGGGATTTGAAAGGTGCAACGCAAACTGCTAATACATTTGACGACTTATTCTCGTTTGAGTAATATACGCATATAAATACAGTAGAGGTATAGTCGATGAAACTAGTGGATAAAATGATACTGCTTACTCGTATGGAACAAAATAACAATGATTACGAGTTAGATGTTGTTGCTGATATCCAAAGACAGCATAGTTTTTATCAAGATCAAAAAAGACACTTTAAAGATAAAAGTTTACATGAACAAAGCCAGAGTATTCTTGCGGAAATGGAACAACTTCATTACAAGTATAATGAAAGCCATAAACAAATAAAACAAAAAGTATCCGGTCTCCTAAGAGACGAAGAAGTCAATATACTGCGCAATGACTATGGCAGATTCGATGCTACAGTACCCAGTTTTGAATTAATGACAGAACGTGCAGCAATACTGACTGATGATCTAGTAAGAGAAATATCAAAAACAATTGGATACTACAGTGACTGGCGCTGGGCAGGTATTGAACTAAATCCCAGTGATGGGAAACTTACACGCAGTTTACTTGCATGCGATCCTCTCTATGTTTACAGTGGAAATGTAGTTGATACAGACGTTGTTAAAAATAGATTTAACAAGTTTTTTGCAGAAAAACGTCTTATATTTGCTGACACCTTTACACATCTACCTCAACGGCAATTGGGACTAGCAGTCAGTATTAACTCATATGAATTCTGGCCTCTGGATCCTATTAAACAAGAAATGCAGCAGGTGTTTCATCTATTGAGACCAGGTGGTCATTATATTTTCACCTATAATGATTGTGAAAAATTGCCAGGACTTGATTTTTGTACAAATGATTTTCGTGCATATAACACCAAAACACTGATGACTAATATAGCATATGGCTTGGGTTTCGATATTGTAAAAGAGCACTGCTATAAAGATGCCCATAGTTGGTTAGTTGTAAAAAAACCTGGCGAACTAACCAGTCAAAAACTTACCTCGCCGCTGGTTGAAATTAAGTATTAAAAATAATATTGACATTTACCCTAAACCTAAATATAATAATACTATTATAAACATAAGGAAACTTCGATGAAAGATTATCTACTCGACATCGTCAAGCACACACATTCGCTTGGCTTCATTAGTCTTGTTAAAGTAACAGGCACAGACAAAACCACAACATTTGAAGGACTTGCAGAAGACCGTAGTGTTATTCTACAAGCCACAACTAAGACACCAGTAGCAGACTTTATGGGTACTTTTGGTATGCCTAACTTGGACAAACTAGGTGTTATCCTGCGTATTCCAGAGTACGCAGAAAATGCTAACATTAGTATTAACAAGCAAGATCGCAACGGTGAAAGTGTACCAGTTGGTATTGCATTTGAAAATGCTGGCAGCGACTTTAAGAACGATTATCGCTTTATGGCAAGTGAGATCATTAACGAAAAACTGAAAACAGTTAAGATGCGTGATGTAAACTGGGGTATTGAATTTCAGCCTACAGTAGCAAGCATCCAGCGTTTTAAGTTTATGATCAGTGCTAACAGTGAAGAGACTACGTTTATTGCTAAAACAGAAGATGGCAACCTTAAGTTTTACTTTGGTGACCATAGCACACATGCTGGTAACTTTGTGTTCCAACATGACGTTGCAGGTGAGGCGACACGCGGATGGGCATGGCCCGTTGAGCAGGTTAGCAAGATTTTAAGCCTAGGCGGTGACACTACATTCAAGATCAGTGACGATGGTGTTGCAGAGATTGTTGTAGACAGTGGACTTGCAGAGTATAGGTACTTACTACCAGCACAGAGCAAGTAGTGAGTAACTTTTTCCGTCCAAGCTCTTATGCAGTAATGGTAAGTCCAGATCTAAAACATGCTTGGATTAACATTCCAAAAAATGCAAGTAGTTTTTGTCATACAGTTTTTACGAACAATGGATGGACAATGTGTCATGAAGATGATCTAGTAGATGGTATTCTCTTGGCACATACTATTAAAAAAATAGTTGTGCTGAGAGATCCTGTAGAAAGATGGATCAGTGGATTTTCACAGTGTATGACTGACAGTCCACACAAAGATTTATTAGAATTGCTTGACAATAATGCATTTTGGCACACTGTAAGGATTAATCCTGTGTTTGACGATCACACAGAATATCAGCATAGATTTATTGGTGCTGCACAAAATGTAAAATACATTAACATGCAGTCTAGAAACACACACGATGAAATCTCAGATCCCAATAGATTTTACAGAGACTTAACTGCGTTTGTTAGAAGTACTGGCGGCACAAGTGACTTTCAATATTGGGAAGAGCCCACAAACCCTGCAGAAAACGATCCGAAAAAAATTGCAATTTATAATAAACTTCGTGCTATAATAAAAGAAAAAGATCATCGTAATTGCATATTACGAGAAGCATTTACTAAAGACTATGAATTATATAATACATTACAAAAGTTTGAGACATGATATTACCAACTAACCTAACAGAAGAACAACGAGACTATGCAGTGTTCCTGCCAGCACTTAGCACATTCTATGTTAATGTAACTGGCAAAACACAGCACAGTGCAGGATCTAACAATCCAAGTGTATTACCTGAACGTATTCCAGAGGCTCTGGGTACTGATGGTTCTAAATTGGATTACCTTAAACCTGATGCACTATGGACTTACAAGTGGAGTCTGCACAGTGCTGGACACAGTAGTCTGGATATTGACAAAGATTTGCCACGTGAAATGATGTATCGTGAACGTGATCGCAATACTAGTTTTATGTTAGGCGACAGTGGTGGATTCCAAATTGGTAAAGGTAAATGGGCAGGTGATTGGAAAGCAAACAGTGGTTGCCCTGCAGCACAGAAGAAACGTGACGGTGTACTAAAGTGGATGGACAAGTACATGGATTATGGTATGATCCTGGATGTGCCTGCTTGGTTAAGTCGTAGTCCAGAAGGTGCCGCTGCCGCACAAATTAGTTCATATCAGGAAGCAGCAGACGCTACTGCATTTAATAATGAATACTTTATTAAACATCGCAGCGGCGACTGTAAGTTTTTAAATGTATTTCAGGGCGAGAATCATGCACAAGCAGATTTGTGGTATGAACAAATGAAACATTTTGGTGATCCTAAAAAATATCCAGATGCGCATTTCAATGGCTATGCAATGGGTGGACAAAACGCATGTGATGTACACTTAATCCTAAAACGTATTGTAACACTGATGCATGATGGCTTACTCGAAAAAGGCAAACATGATTGGATGCATGTCTTGGGTACAGGTAAACTTGAATGGGCAGGTGTGCTAACTGCAATGCAGCGTGGGGTGCGTAAACTTTACAATGAGAACTTTACTATTAGTTTTGACTGTGCTAGTCCTTTTCTTGCTGTAAGCAATGGAGCGCAGTATACACACTATAAGCATCCGCACAATGACAAATGGGGATACATCATGGAAAGTGCTCCAGACGACAAAGCATTTAGCAATGATACAACGCCCTGGGATGACTATTGTGCAAAACTATATGATAATTGGATGCCAAGTCCTATGTCACAGAACTTGAGACTAAAAGACATTTGTGTGTATGCTCCAGGTGATCTTAATAAGATAGGGTTAGAAGGCAAAACTAGTTGGGATACATTCAGTTATTGTTTGTTAATGAACCATAGCATATATCTACACATTCGCAGTGTACAGGAAACTAATAGACACTATGATGAAGGCAGTTATCCTTATCAACTAGTTGACAATAACTTTGATGAAACCGCAGTCAAGGATGTAATTGCTCGCATATTTGAATTGGATGATTTTGACAAACAAATGAAACTTATTGATGATCATAGTCGTTTATGGATGCGTGTAGTTGGAAGTCGTGGGGCCATTGGCAAAAAAACAATAAATGCCAGTACACAATTTGCCAGTCTTTTTGAGGAAGTTTAACTTGACAAAACACTAGAATAGTGTATTATAGTAATTATTGTCAACAACAAATGAGGGTAGTGTAATGGCTACACTAGAACAAAAAGAAAACTTAATCGAGGCTTTTAAAGGCCCACATTTCTATCGTGTCCGTCTTTGGGGGTATGGTGCAGAAACTAGTTACATGAACATTAGCAAAGAAGCATATGACTTCTGGAAAGCACATGGCGAAGAACATGGCGATAGTGATGTTGTGAATTATATTATCAATGCTGAAGATGTTGAGGCAGATGATATTGCTCAGCAAGAAGATTATGATGAATTAGATCCTGCAACTATTCCTCGTGAAGCATTGTTTATGCATGACGAAGATGGCATTGGCAGTACTTACTACGAGCCAATTGATCAGTTCGAAGCAACATATAGTATTGCACAGGATGCTGCATATCTTACTGTAGAAAAAGTCAGCAGTGAAGAATACGATGCAGAAGTTCTAGAGGATACTGTAGAACATGAAGACCTAAATGAATTTCTATCTCGTGTTGGAGAAGAAAGCGATTGGGAACATGATGGGTATGTTGAAGGTCACGAATTTGGCAATAAGTATCCAGAAAAAGGACAACACATTTGTCAATTTCAAAGCCAGGAGAAAGGAACTTTCTTTGAGGCTATAATAGAAACTGCTTTACCTTTTAATCAAAATCTGTTAAAATTTGCTACAGAGGAAGCACCTGACGGCGAGGATCTCGTATACGGCGTAGAGTATGATGGCCAAGACTTGGACAATTATGGTGGCGATACCAACGGCAAAGGCTACTATGCACACTTTTGGAAACAGGAACATTAAAAATGGCAGGTATGGATAACATGATGTTGGATGCAATGCGCGAAGATGCAATGCGTCAACAACTACACAAAAGTAAGCGCATGATCTGGGTTACATTTCAGAAAGAGGGTATACACAAGTATCCTGCTGCACTGGATGATCCCAAACTAGCAACAGGCGATTGGGATGATGTATCGTTCCTGGGATATCCGCACAGACATATGTTTCACTTCCGTGTAAGCATCGAAGTATTCCATGATGATCGTGAGATTGAATTTATTCAGTTCAGTCGTTGGTTACAACGGTTGTTCAGTGAAAACGTTATGACACTAGACTACAAATCATGTGAAATGATTGCAGACGAAATGTTTTTAGAGATTCGTAAGCGTTATGGATCAAACAGAGAAGTTCACATTGAAGTGAGCGAAGATGGTGAGAACGGTTGTGTTGTCACCTTTCCAAAAGCCTAAGGGAGAACTATCGTGGCTGGAAAACCAATGAGTAATGAAATTGTTAAAGTATTTAATGACCTAGATGACTACTTGCGTTTCTGCAAGGAATTTGGCTGGGCATATGATGAAGCAGACTTATATCGTGCAGATGCACCTGGTTATGCAGAATACACTCGCTTTAAAGCAGGTACTCGTATTCCTAAAAACTGGATGCGTGATGCAAAGTTTCGCTTGAGTCAGTACAATGATAACCGCGGTGGAGGCAAGTTCCAAAGCGGTCGGAGAAATTAACGATGCGTAAACTTTTTTATATGGGACTTGAGCCCTATGAAGGACGTTACACACTTCAGTTGCAAGACTGGAGTGAACGTGCTTTCGCAAAACGTGGTATAGATTATGTTGTTGTGCCAGGTACAACTATTGACAATACTAAAAGTATTAGTGTAGGACAAGTGCTTGATGCACATGGACGCAGTTATTTTGGTATGAGCCAACTTATGAATCTTGTGCAGATGATGCGCAATGGCGAATGTACAGGTGAGGATGCAGTGTTCTTCGAAGACATGTTTCAACCTGGCATCGAAAGTTTGCCTTATATTATGTGTCAGATTCCAGAGGAACAACGCCCTACAATATACTTGCGTTGTTTAGCACAAGCAGTAGATCCAGATGACTTTGTGCATGTATGGGGTATGAGCAAGTGGATGAGTTTGTATGAACAGATGTGCAACGAGATTCCAAACGTACATATACTAGCAACCAATGAAGAAATGGTTGCACACATGCGTATTGCAAACTGGAGTGCTCCTATCTATAACATTAGCGGTCTTAGTTTTGGCAAAGCAGAAGTACAAGAGCGTGTCGGTAATAGCATTAAGCCTTGGTCAGAGCGAAAAGATCGTGTAGTTTTTGCTGCACGGTTTGATCAAGAGAAGCAACCAGACTTCTTTATGGACATTATTGAAATGGTAAAGCAAGTACAACCTAATGTTGAATTTGCAGTACTAAGTGGTGGTCCATTGCGCAGTAACAATCCACGCTATTTAGAACGTGCAGAAGAAATGAAACGTGTTGGTGATCTAGTTGTCTATGAGGACTTGCAGAAAAATGATTACTACAATATTGTAAATGACAGTAAGGTATTATTTAACTGTGCATTGCAAGACTGGGTAAGCAATACTGTAAGTGAAGCAGATGCACTTGGATGTAACGTAGTATATCCTGCGTATCGTAGTTTTCCAGAAACGTTTGCAAATGATTACACAAGGTTATATGTGCCCTGGAGTAAAGAAAATGCAATTAAAAAGATACTCAAAGGATTACGCGAGCCAAATGCAAACATGGGCAAGATAAGCGACTGGACTGATGGCACAATTGATCGTATGCTTGATATTATGCAGGGCAATGGCGAACAGTGGTTGCGAAGCGGCAATAGATATCGTGACCATGTAGCAGAAAGCAAGTACTAATGAGAGTATTAGTAACAGGTTCAAGTGGGTATATTGGCAGTCAAGTATGCAAACTGCTTACACAGCAAGGACATCAGGTTATTGCAAACGATCGTAGAAGCGTGAGACACAACTACTACCATCAATCTGAAATCAACGCCTACGCTAACATTCCAGTAGGAGTGTTAGCAAGCATGGATGCCGTTGTTCATGCTGCCGCAACAAGCCTAGTAGGTCCAAGTGTAATGAATCCATCTGAGTACTATCAGAATAATGTGGGTGGTACACTGGACTTGTTGGGCAACTGTGTTGAAGCAGGCGTGCGTACATTTGTATTTGCAAGCAGTGCAGGAGTGTATGGTGAACCCAGTGAAGATGTATGCCATGAAAACATGAATGCACAGCCTTGTTCACCTTATGGTTGGAGTAAGAAGATGATTGAAATTGTATTGCAGGACTACTATACTGCATACAATTTAAACAGTGTTAGTTTACGTTTCTTTAATGTCGCTGGTGCAGACTCAGATTGTGAGATGGGGCAAGAACCAAATGCTACACACATCATTGCTAAAGCAATTGAACTTACCATGGCTGGCAAGGACTTTACACTTTTTGGCAAAGAGTTCGACACGCCAGATGGTACCTGTGTGCGTGATTATGTGCATGTCGAGGACGTTGCACATGGTATACTAAATAGTATTGAACTGCTACAAACAACTAGTGGTGCTCATACATTCAACTTAGGTGGCGAAAGAGGCTACAGTAATCTAGAAATTGTGGAAAGTATTAATCGCGTAACACCACTTACAGTAAATTTAAAATATGGAGATCCTCGTGCAGGTGACCCAAGTACGCTAATATCAGACACAGATGCTGCAAATACAATCCTAAAGTGGAAGCCAAAACACAACTTAGACAGTATTATTAGTACTGCATACAAATGGTATAATAAATGAACATAGCATTTATAGGATGCGGCAAACTGGGCATGCCCTGTGCAGAAGAAATAGTAAAAGCAGGACATAGTGTATCAGGATATGATCCTGCTAGTATCAAAAGAGACGGAACATTTTATAATCCCCATGGACTAGTTGATCTAAAGCACAGTATTGCAGAAGCAGTAAAGTTTGCAAAGATTGTTTTTGTTGCTGTTCCTACTCCACACGATTCTAGTTATGATGGTCGTGCTCCTACTGCACATTTAGAACCAAAAGATTTTAACTATGACATTGTAAAAGATGTATTGCGCGAGTGCGATAGTGTGATGAATCCTGCACAAATGATTGTGCTTATTAGCACAGTATTACCTGGCACAGTTCGCAGAGAACTAGAACCACTGGTAACCAATACAAGGTTTGTATACAATCCCTATCTTATTGCCATGGGCAGTGTTGCCTGGGACTTTAGAAATCCTGAAATGGTAATGATAGGCACTGAAGATGGTGACCAGTCAGGCGATGCACAAGAACTAATCGCCCTATACAAAACTGTTGTTGAAAATGATCCTAGGTATGTCGTTGGTACCTGGGATGAGTGCGAATGTATCAAAGTGTTTTATAACACGTTTATTAGTACAAAGATTACACTAGCAAACATGATACAAGATGTCGCAGTCAAGCAGGGCAATATCAATGTTGATGTGGTTACCCAAGCACTGGCAGAGTCAAGCAAACGGATCATGAGCCCGCAGTACATGACTGCTGGGATGGGTGATGGCGGTGCTTGCCATCCTAGAGACAATATTGCCCTGCGTTTCATGGCACAGGAACTTGATTTAGGTTATGACATTTTTGATGCTATTATGAACGCTCGCGAAATACAAGCACACAACTTAGCAAAATTTTTAGTAGCACAAGCAAAGGAACACAATCTACCTGTGCTTATCCACGGCGTAGCATACAAGCCGGATGTGCCTTACAAAGATGGCAGTTATAGTTTGCTAGTTGCACACTACTGTGAACAGTTGGGTTACTATCCTATTATGGTAGATCCTCACACAAGTCCACAACGTGGACCATTTACTGCAGTTGCATTACTAGCACATAGCGCAGAGACAACATACAAATATACAAGACAAAACTACGAAGATGAGTTATACTGTTATCTGACTGAAGGCAGCGTAGTTGTTGATCCTTGGAGGAAATTTAAAGATGAACGATATAAAGTCATCCATTACGGAAACACACGATCGTTGGCATAGAGGCCACATTGATCCTTTTTGGAGTAAAGTAAGTTATACAAAACTTGACTATACTCACGAAGCGTTTAACAATCCGCTGGATGTACAAAAGTGGAAGCGTCAAGGATATGTACATCCTGTAAGTCACTACACTGGATTCTTGTGTGACATGAGAAAGACACAACCTGCGTGGAATGCTAGTATTGTTGAATGGTTTGAAGATACCTACAATGTTAAAGATGTTGGCACCAGTTACTATCGCATGGGCACAGGTGTTATTCTCCCCACACACAAAGACACTTACAAAAAATACAGAGAATTGTTTAACGTTCGTTTGATGGACTGCGTTCGTGTTGTTGTATTCTTAGAAGATTGGCGTAGTGGGCACATCAGCGAAGTAGATGGTGTTCCCGTTACAGATTGGCGTGCAGGAGACTACATCTTTTGGCAAAGCGATACTCCGCACCTAGCAGCCAATATTGGTACAGATAAACGTTACACACTACAACTTACAGGAAGCGTCAATGCGTCTTAGTTATGGAACATTGACTAACTTTGAAAAAGACCTAAGCAAGTATACAGGTGCTCCTTATGTTGTGCTTACAGATAGTTGTACACATGCATTAGAAATTTGCTTTAGATACAAGCAACCAGGTCCTGTTGTTTGTCCAGCAAACACTTATCTTAGTGTACCTATGATGTTACACAAACTAAACATTCCTTTTTACTATGATCACGAACCCTGGGAATATGAATATCGTTTTCCACCAAGCAATATCTGGGATAGTGCAAGAGCATTTGAACAGGGCATGTATCGTGCAGGACAACTACAATGTTTAAGTTTTGGACCTAGTAAACGTTTGGAAATAGGACACGGCGGTGCAATCCTAACAAACAAACTACATGAATACACTGCAATGAAGCGTATGGCTTATGATGGTAGAGATTTAAACATTAGTCCATGGCAAGATCAAAAAGACTTTGTTATTGGTTACCATTATAACATGCGATTAGAAGATGCACTGCGAGGCACACAAATGTTACAAGATTTAGAACTAAAAGATAAACAATCACAACTAGTAAAATATCCAGATTGTAGCAAACTTAATATTGACAAATCACCTAAATAAACTTACAATACATATATTACTAAAGAAAGGAACTTAGTACATGGGAAAGACTTCCGATCTAATTAAACAACGACTAGAAGCGAACAACGTTAGATATTGGGCTAACGATAACATTGCTGATTACATTGAAGAAGGTGAGAAGCAACAACTAATTGACGAGGCAGTACCTGCCTTTGAAAACGTATTACAAAGTCTACTTATTGATATCAATACAGATCCTAACAGCATAGATACTGCAAGGCGTATGGCTAAGATGTATATCAATGAGATTATGAGTGGACGTTATGATCCAATGCCTAACCCAAGTAGTTTCCCCAACTACATTGAAGGTGGCTATGAAGGCATGCTTGTAGTACGCAGTGAACTTACAAGTTTGTGTTCGCATCATCACCAGACTGTAAAAGGTGTTGCATATATTGGTATCATTGCAGGTCCTAAACTACTAGGATTAAGTAAGTACACAAGAATAGCACAATGGTGTGCTATGCGAGGCACTCTACAAGAAGATCTAAACGTTATGATTGCAAATGCAATTCAGAAAGAAACTGGCACAGAACACGTTGGTGTTTATGTACAAGCAACACATGGTTGCTGTGAGAACAGAGGCATTAGAGCGCATAGTAGTTTAACACAAACTACAGTGTTGCGCGGTGCATTTAAAGAAGATCCATCAGTGAAGAAAGAATTTACTGACAACGTGAAACTCCAACAAGAGTTTGCTTGTGGCAAATAATGTTTCCATGGTCTAAAATAAAAATACATTCCACAAATGAATGGTCTCCCTTAAAAAGTGTAGTAGTCGGTGACGCACTAGGTGCATATAAACCTGACGGGCTACACTTTGAGGAACCTGGTGGCTATCGTAATGATATATTAGCACAGGCAACCATGGATCTAGACCGTTTGGTTAGAACTTTACAACAAGAGAAAGTTAAAGTTTATCGCCCAGAACAACATGATTTTACCTGGACAGGTGGAATGTATAATTATTGTCCACGCGATAGGTTACTTGTAATAGGCGATACTGTTTTGGATTGTAATATGCAGTATCCAATGCGTAATGCAGAGTCTAAATATCTGGACTTTGTACTAAAAGATGCAAAACGTGTACTAACTGTACCACGCAACAAGGGTATATTTTTTGATGCTGCTAATGTTTGCAGACTAGACAATACACTGCTATATTTACAAAGTGTAAGCGGTAACAGAAAAGGTGCCCGCTGGTTACAAGCAGCATTTCCTAATCACACAGTAGAAGTTACAAAAACATATGGCGGTGTACACATTGACAGTACATTTAGTCCTGTTGCAGATGGACTTGTTGTAGTAAACAAGGATCGTGTCACAAAGAAAAAACTGCCCAAGTGTTTTAAAGACTGGGAAGTTATTTGGCTAGGTGATGAAGATCTAACACAGAAAAGTTTTTCTGGTGAGGCGTTCGCAAGTAACTATATACTACTGAACTTCTTTATGATTCGACCAGACTTGGCAGTAATTGATGACTGTCCTAAACTAGAACAAGCA